GTTTCGACCGGTACCACCCGGTCTCATCAGTAGGAATACGCATAAATCATTGTGTAAGCCCGGGCAAGCGACTCGGCGCTGGCTTCGGTCGAGCACTTCTCAAGTAGCCGGCCTGACGCGCCACCGAGTTCGTTTGCAACCCATTCGGTAACGCCCCAGAAGGGCCGGCGATCTTCGTCGTCGTAGTAGTCAACTGTGTATTTCATGCCAGTTCTCCCTCTTTTAAATTCAATTCACCGGAAACCGTTTTGAACAGCAGATACTTTGCTTTGTTCAGTTCAAGTCTTGCCGCCTCCGACTGACCCATCGCGATCAATTCTTGCGCATCAGACATCAGGCTGGCGATGAGCATAAAACCACCAGCGAATCTATACGTCGTGCTTGTTTTAGCGTCTTCGAAATAAGCCTTCATGTCGTCTACGCCGTACATTGCTAAATCGTTGTTCATGCAACCTCCCAGTCAGTAACTTCAATAGTCAGCTTGTAACCCATTGCCTTGATGTTGCCGAGAACCGGCACGGTCAAGGTCTTGGTGCCTGCGATGGCTGCAAACAGCTTTGCTGTTTCGCAGATCGGGTAAAACTTGCGTTCGCCGTATACGTCTTTGGCGCGAATGATGATTTCCATTGCAATCCCCTAAAGTGCAAGCATTTGTCGGCAGCCTGCTGCGCCGCCAAAGAACAGCACGCTGCCCTTTGGTTTCCTTCGCACTCGCTAGTCTTGGGGACTAGGTCTTAGCGGTCTGCCGGTTGGTCCCTTGCGCTCACCACGCTTAGATCAGAACTCCGGTGGTTTCCTTTTTGTATCCCGCTGAATCCTTCGCGGTACTGCTTGTCCAACACCTCAACTATAGATGACAGACACTGTCAATGTCACTTTGTATGTTTAAAAGGTAGCCTTTGTATTTTTAAAAGGCCCGCATGTTTCCTAGACTTAACTTTCTGACTGTTGTATAAATACAACACTATTTACTTGAAAATTGACGCTTGACATGCCTAATTGGAAATCATATACTTTTTGGGCACCCCCGCGTCCGCGAAAAACGTGCAAAAAAGCCGCGCATCGACGTGGCTTTTTGTCTATCTGGAGCCCATAAATGGCGAAAACAATCACGATTACGATGGAAGACAGCGGCAAGATCACTGTCGATTCCGACGAGATGGAGCAGCCATACGTCTGCGAAAGCGTGGCAGAGTGCCGCGATTACGTTGACAACATGCTGGCCGAGGAAGAGGGCGAAAGCTCGGAAGAACAAGCTACTGAGAAGCCAGAGGCTTACAAGGCGGCTTGGGATGAAGAAGCGGCCAGCCGGCCGAAGCAGTCGAACATGATGGCCTGATCGGAGTACTACCATGCAAGAATATTCAAACCCAAAATCCCGTAATCTAATCCGCGCAGCAGGAGGAATGATGAAAAACGCAGCAGCAATGCCGGGCGCTACGCCCGGAGCACCAGTCGGTAGCAACCAGCAACAAGGCAAAGGCGAAATTCCGGGCAAGGTATCTGTACCAATGCCCGGCACCAATGAAACTCAGCCTGAGTACAAGGGCGGCATGAAGAGCGGTAACGTGCCCGGCTTCTCTGGCGGCATCATCAACGGCAAGATTTAATCATGCACAAGCCCGGCTTGTACGCGAACATCCAAGCCAAACGCGAACGTATCGCTGCCGGTTCGGGCGAACGCATGCGCAAAGCTGGAAGCAAGGGCGCACCGAGCAAGGCCGACTTTGAGGAGTCAGCAAAGACGGCCAAGACGGGGATCATCCGCAAAGCGATGGGGTCGAAGTGAAGACCCCCGCTTGGCAGCGTAAAGAAGGCAAGGCTGCGACCGGAGGCTTAAATGCCAAAGGCCGGGCCAGCGCGAAGGCCGAAGGCATGAACCTAAAGGCCCCCGTGAAGTCTGGCGATAATCCTCGCCGTGCTTCGTTTCTAGCAAGGATGGGCAACATGCCCGGCCCTGAAAGAAAAGACGGGGAGCCGACGCGTTTATTGCTTAGCCTGAACGCGTGGGGTGCCAGCAGTAAAGAGGACGCCCGTGCGAAGGCAAAGGCGATCAGCGCAAGGAATGATGACGGCCTTGTGCGTAAAGCTATGAAGGGGCGCTAATGCCAAGCAAATCAGCTAAACAGGCTCGCATGATGGCGGCCGCAGCACACAACCCGGCTTTCGCTAAGAAGGTCGGGGTTCCCGTGTCTGTGGCAAAGGAATACAACGCAGCCGACACCGGCGGCGGTTTGCTTAGAGGGGCAATGACAGATGGCAAAAGTAAAAACAAGGCCAAAAAGGCTCGCTGAATTAAACGGAGCGCCGCCACGTTTGGCGTCGCCTGAAGACCTCGAAGACGCTGGTCCCAAGACGGGACGAGCGCATGCTATGCGTAAAAGCTCAGGGATCAAGCACCCGCTCAGAATCAATCTGACTGCGGTCTCTGAGGCATTGATCGAAGAGGGACTCGATCCAGCGATTGAGTTTGCACGCATTCTCAAGGGTCGGCCGATTGTTGATGGGGACGGTGAAGTTGTCATCGATCCGCATACTGGCCAGCCAGCGCGTCGGTACGAGCTCGAGGCCGACGTTCGGGTGCGGATGTTGTCGGAGATATTAAGCTACACGCAGCCGAAGCTGAAAGCCGTTGAAATCAAAATGTCAGGCAGTCTCGAGCTTACAGGCGAACAACTTGATCAGCGTCTGGCAATGCTACTTGCTCGGGCCGCAAGATGAATCTGGCCGATATCGACACAACGCTGTTGACGCCGGAGGAAAAGCGGGAGCTGTACGAGTTGCTGCGTTTAAAGGATATCCGGGCCAAACGTAACAGGCTGGCCGCTTATCATGCATACGCCAAGCAGGTCGAGTTCCACACCGCCGGCGCCGATTACCGTGAGCGGCTATTCATGGCAGGCAATCAGCTTGGCAAGACATGGGCCGGTGCGTACGAAGTCGCTATGCACCTGACCGGTCGTTACCCTGATTGGTGGAAGGGTAAGCGGTACCCGTATGCGATCCGGTCAATGGTCGGATCAGAGTCAGCTGAGCTGACACGTAAGGGTGTGCAGCGCCTCTTGCTCGGCCCGCCAGAGATGCGGGAAGAGTGGGGCACTGGCGCAATACCCCACGATTGTGTCAAGGACACCAGCATGAAGCAGGGTGTGCCTGACGCCGTATCAAGCATTGTGGTCCGCCACGTTTGTGGCGAGGACTCGGTGGTGCAGTTTTTGTCATACGATCAGGGCCGCACGAAGTGGCAGGCCGACACCGTTGACCTTGTATGGTTTGACGAAGAGCCGCCACTACCGATTTACTCTGAGGGCCTGACACGGACGAACGCAACAGCCGGTCAGGTCTTTGTGACGTTTACGCCATTGCTCGGCATGTCCGAAGTGGTTAAGCGGTTCCTGCTTGAGAAGCCAGCGGCTAGTCACGTTACGACGATGACGATTGAGGACGCCGAGCACTACACGCCGGAGCAGCGCGAAGCGATCATTGCAGGTTATCCAGAGCACGAGCGCGAAGCACGGGCCAAGGGTATTCCGATTCTGGGATCAGGACGGGTGTTCCCGATTGTTGAAGAGGGTATCAAGGTCACAGCGTTTCCGATCCCGCCGCATTGGCCACGAGTTGTCGGCCTTGACTTCGGTATCGACCACCCAACCGCTGCGGTTTGGATGGCGTGGGACCGTGACAATGACGTGCTCTACGTGACCGACTGCTACCGGGTCAAGGACCAGTCGATCATCATGCACGCTGCAAGCATTCGGGCCCGGGGCGAATGGGTGCCTATCGCTTGGCCGCATGATGGCCTGCAACGTGACAAGGGCAGCGGCGAACAGCTGGCCAAGCAATACCGCGATCAGGGTCTCGTCTTAATGAAAGATCGGGCGATGTTCGAAGATGGCAGCAACGGCGTTGAGGCTGGCCTAGCCGAGATGCTGGCACGCATGCAGACCCAACGGTTGAAGGTGTTTGCTCATCTACAAGATTGGTTTGAGGAGTTTCGCCTGTATCACCGTAAGGATGGACTGGTCGTCAAGATGACGGATGACCTGATGTCAGCGACTAGGTACGGCATGATGATGCGCCGATTCGCCAAGACACAGGAAGAAGCTGAGACTAGAATACGCACAAACCGAATCGCCCCAGTGGCGAGCTTCGGTATTTTCGATCAAGAGATGGGGTACTAACCAATGATTAATCCAGCTGATCCTGTAGAGATCGACGTAGAGATCGAAGAGATTTCTCCAGAGGACGAAGCCGAGAAAACCCGAGAGCGGTTGCAGGCTTTTGGCCATACGATGGCCGCTCAGCGTGACGAGTGGATTCGCACTCGTTACGCTTATGGCGTTGACAAGCGATGGCTCGAGGACGAGGATCAGTACAACGCCAAAGACAACGTCAACCGCGCAGCGTCGCAGATGATGACGTCAGTTGAGCAGGGTTACCCTGTTACGACACAAGGCGCTAAGCCGCATCGGTCTACCGTCTTCATCGGCATGACGCGTCAGAAGACGAACGCCGCTGAGGCTCGGATCGCTGACATCCTGCTACCGACGGATGATCGCAACTGGGGTATCCAGCCGACACCTAATCCGAAGCTGGTAGGAATGTCGCAGGATGAAAGCCTAGCCGGTGAGCAAGCTGCTATGCAACCACAGATGCAACCACAGATGCAACCCGGCATGCCGCCACAGATGCCGCAACCCGGCATGCCGCCAGCACCACCAATGCCGCAGCAGGGTCTTGGTGCTATGGCGATGGAGCAGACCGGAGCAACCGGCATGCCGCCGCCAATGAATCCAGCCGGTCAGCCGATGCGGATGAAAGACCTTGCCCGCCAGATCATGGACAAGGCGAACAAGAAAGCACTGGCCATGCAGACCGAGATCGACGATCAGTTGGTCGAGTGCGGCTACAACGGCGAATTGCGTAAGATGATTCACGACGCTGCAGTGCTTGGCACCGGCGTTATCAAGGGTCCAATCGTTACCAATCGCACCCGCAAAGCATGGCAGCCTTACACCGATGCTACTGGCCAGACTGTGCACCAAGTCGAGATCGTCGACGAGCTGTCACCTGCTACCTTCCGTATCGACCCGCGTAATGTGTGGCCTGACCCGGGTTGCGGTGAGAGTGTGCATAACGGCCGTGGCTTGTATGAGCGTGAGCAACTTACGTCTAAGCAAGTTCGCGATCTAGCCAAGCAGCCGGGTTTCATGAAGTCGCAATTGCGCAAGGTGCTTGAAGAAGGCCCGAAGAAGTCGGCAACGATGGAAGAGTTGAAAGACGAAGACCAGCGCGACATGGCCCGCGACGTTTACGAGATGTGGACTTACTGGGGTGAGGTCGAGCATGAGGACCTTGCAGCAGCTGACGTTGATGTCGGTGAGCATGATGAGCTCCGTACAATCAGCGCATGCGTGGTGATGATCAACAGCGTCGTGGTCAAGGCATTCTTGAATCCATTGGACGACGGCCAACTGCCTTACGACTTTTACGTTTGGGAGAAGGTTGCCGGATCGGTCTGGGGTTATGGCATTCCATACCTTATGCGCTCACAGCAGAAAGTGCTCAATGCAGCATGGCGTCAGATGATGGACAACTCAGGCGTTACCTCCGGTCCGCAGATCGTGGTTAAGCCGTCCGTCATCCAGCCAGCCGATAAGAGATGGGAGTTGTCGGCTCGTAAGATATGGTACGCAACGGATGACATGGACGACGTGCGGAAAGCCTTTGCGACGTTTGAGTTTAATAGCCATCAAGGCGAGCTGGCAGGCATCATCAAGATGGCTACCGAGCTGGCTGACGCTGAGACCGGTGTGCCGACAATCATGCAAGGCGAAAAGGGTGCAGCGCCAGACACTGTCGGTGGCATGCAAATGCTGATGAACAGCGCAAGCGTGGTGCTACGTAGACTGGTCAAGCAGTTCGATGACATGGTTACCGAGCCGCATATCCGCCGCTACTACGACTACAACATGATGTACAACGAGGACGAAGAGATTAAGGGCGACTTCACCATCGACGCCCGTGGCTCATCGGCTCTCATGGTGCGCGATATCCAGAACCAATCGTTCTTGAACCTATTGGCCGCTGGTGCTAATCCAATCTACGGTAAGTATCTCGACACGCAGAAGCTATTCGAGAAAGCATTGCAGGCGCAGCACGTCGATCCGGCTGAGGTGTTTAAGTCAGAGGAAGAGATCGACCGCATCAATGAAGCTGAGAAGCAGGCAGCTACTCAAGGCCCACCGCCTAATCCAGCACTCGAGGTGGCCAAGATGCGTGCTGAGACAGAGATGGCTAAGGTACAGGCTCAGAATGCAGGCGACTTGCAGGAGCTGCAAGTACGTCAAGCAATTGCTCAGAAAGACGCTGAAATGCGTATGGCTGAAATGCAGCTGACCCGCGAGATCGAGATGCTGAAGCTGTCCAACACGCAGAACATTTCACTTGAGAAGATCAAGGCCCAGTTGGCAGATACGGCAATCAAAGAGCGCGGTAAGAAGGAACTATTTGCAGCTGAGCAGCAGCTCAAGCTGTCAACCGGATCAGGCATTTAAAGGAAACGATCATGGCATTTAATGCAGCCGACTACACAGACCCTCAAGGCAAGGGGATACCTTGGTATTCACAGACAGCTAA